ATAAATCTTTTTTTGTCTAGTATCTGCCCATAACTCACTATTAACCAATAAGTTAGTTAGTGGTTCTTTTTTTTTATTCTTTTCTTTAAAAGGAACAACAGTTTTAGAAAACACTTGTCTTTCTAAATTATCTATTCTTGTCTTATCAATATTAGATTGCGCCATTAGCGCTTTAACATCTGTTTTTATTTCTCGTATATCTTGCCAGATATACCCAGTAAATATGCTTATAATAATCGGAAACAACCACGCTTTTATTTGATCTATTGTGTTTGAAGGAATTCGAGCCATCGTCTTAAATTATTTATAGTTATTTCATAATTTTTTTGGTTTTTCTGATTAACAAGTCTTAAACTTGCACCCCTTTTCAATTTATTTATGGGAGGTACAATATAATATACTAAATTTTATAGACATTTTCATTTTTCACATCTTAAATTTTAAACATTTATGGTTAAACGAGGAGAAGCTCCAATAGATTCTCTTTACGCAAGAAAACTTCAAAAAAAACTTGTTTTTGAATTCAAAAAGAAATTTTATGACAAAATTGGCTATTACCCAATAGTTATAACCAATAGATCAGGAGATGCCATAGAAGAAGACGAGGACGGGAACGAAGTCATTCCTTTTATGTCACTTGATAAATTAATTAAACATTTTGAAGAGTTTTTACCAATTATTGATGGTAAGAAGTATTCTTTACTTTCTAAAAGGCGTTTTAAAGAGTTAGTAAAAATTAGACACATGTATTGCTTTATTGCCAAAAGCATGGGTTATTCATTAAAAAGTGTGGGATATTCATTAGGAAAGGTGGACCACACTACAGTGATTCACGCGTTAAGAACTTTTTCAGATAGATATGAAACAGAACCTATTTATAGAAGTGAGTATCATACTATTTTTGAAAAAATTAAAGAAAAACATAAAATAAATATTACCAATGAGTTACCAACTATGGAATGTGGCAATCCAACATCAAGTGACCCCCAACCAACTGTATTTCCTAGAATGTTGTAGAAGTAAGATAAAACCTGATTCTATGATTAACGCAGCTGGCGAATTTATAGTTTGCCAAAAGAAAGGGTTAATTAAAGAAGATGGTACTCTTACAGAGAAAGCAATGACTATTCTTGATGATTTTGACATGCTAATTGTCAAAAATAAAAAGAAGGTGGCAAGTGAAATATTAGGAGAAGATTCACTATCTTTGATACACAAATATAGAGAGCTTTTCCCTGCTGAAAGACTTCCTTCTAAAAAGCTAGCAAGGCAAAGTGTAAAGGAACTAAAAGACAAATTAGTTTGGTTTTTTAAAACTTACCCAGAATACAATTGGAATGTGGTGTTAGATGCTACAGCAGCATACGTAGAATATTATTCTAAACAGCTACCTCTTCCTTATATGTATATGCAAACTAGTAGTTATTTCATTAAGAAAAAAGATTCAGATGGAACTTTTGTTTCAGCTTTAGCTGATGCATGTCAACAATTAGTAGATAACCCAGATCAAGTTAGAAGAGAACTTGATTGTTTATAACAATTATTATGACTATTGATATTGAAAAAATTCAGTTAGAAGAAGAAGAAATTGAAAAATTAATGAACCAGTTTTGCGTAACCCCTTCAGATCCAGAACTAAATTTAAAAGTTATAAACCCATCGTTATTTAGCAAGCTTGTAAATTTAGTTTATAAAAAAGGAGCGTTAGCAGGTATTGATTTAGTAATTGAAGATATACAAAAAAATTTTAAATGATTAAAACAGTTGATAGACCAGGTAATGCAAAGTATTACGATGAAATTTTAACAGATGGTTTAACCTATATAGATGATCGAAGAAAAGGTAGAATTACATCTTTTAGAACACCCTGGAAAAATTTCAATGAGGCTACTCTTAATGGTTTAGAGTGGGGCTCCCTCTTTACTATTGGTGCAAGACCTGCGCAAGGTAAAACCTTAATGGTTAGTCAAATATTGAGAGAAGCCCACATTAACAACCCCACTCAAGATTTTAATATTCTTGAATTTCAATTAGAAATGGGTGGAAGACAAACAGCAGCAAGAGCTTTTGCAGCAGAAACTGCACTAGATTATGGTGTAATATTAAGTACAGAGCATAAACTAAATGATTTTGTATTTGAACACTGTAAAAGGTATAGAGATGTTGCTTTAGCTGAACGTAACAAAGGTAGATTTAGGATTCAAATTAATGACCCCTGCACGTCTAAAGAAATAAGCGACTATTGTCATTATTATTATAATGATATGGGAGGTAAGCCTATGATTGTCACTATAGATCATAGTTGGTTGATTAAACAATCTGCAATGGAAAAAGAGAAAATTAACACTCTTTACAACACTGTAGAAATGTTAATGGCTCTAAAAAACAAACTTCCTATTATTGTATTGATGATTACACAAATGAATCGTACGATTGACGACCCTTCAAGAAAGATTCCTTCAAGTATTGCAAACTACCCTACTAGTTCTGACATATTTGGTGGCGATGCTTTGATGCAAGGATCAGATGCTTTAGTTGCTTTATCTAGACCAGGTGTAACAGGTATTAGTTCGTATGGTCCTAGAAAATTACCAACTAGTCCAGAGTTAATTTACATGCATCCTTTAAAACTTAGGAATTCTAAAAATGATGATAACTTATTCTACATGAAAGCTGATTTCTCTAATCAAAGAATTATAGAAATACCAGACCCTTCTATGGGTGGAGCTCCTGCAGGTGGATATAAGTTTCTATCAGAAAGGTAAACAAATTAAAAACACAAATATGGTAAAAAATGAACAAAGATCGCTTTTGTTAGAGAAAGCAAGAAAGCATCATTCCCAACTAATAAAAGATTTGGGAATAGACATTAAAGATTTTCAAATTAAAAGAGCGCTCACTTATAATGGGCAAGTGGTTGTTCCTTTTTATGAAAAGGAATTTCAAACAGAAAAAGGTTTGTATTTTGAATTAGCAAATAGTTCTTATACAGATTTTGAAAATGCAGATAGAAGAGTGTATCGCTTACCAACTAACATCAATCCTGAAGAAGAAGCAGTTCGCGATCCACAGTATTATACAGAAGAAAAGAAAAGCTATTTCATTGCTTTAGAAGAATTAAACACTGTAAATCCTACATCTGTTGCTATTTCTAAAAGTGCAGCTGCATTAAGTAGTGATGAAGTTTTAAAATCTATGAAAACATCAAGTTTTGATTCTAAGTTGTTTAAAATGAAACCAGCAGATGCTCCTTCTTCAATTGAAGATGCTCCTTATAGTGATCTGACTATAAGAGATTATATCGCTATTCATACAGGAAAATTAGTTAGTAACAAGAAATGGCTTAATGATCTTATAAAACAAATACAATAAATATGGGACAAGGAATCCTAATCATCGCAGAGAGTGGATCTGGCAAATCAACAAGTATTGAAGCCTTAGATCCAAAAGAAACATTCATTATTAATGTAGCTAACAAACCTCTTCCTTTTAAAGGATGGAGAAAAAAGTATGTCACCTGGACAAAAGATAACCCTGGAGGTAATCTTTATGACAAAGCAGCTCCTGAAAGTATTGAAGCTTGTCTTCGTTATGTAAGTGAGAAGCGTCCAGAAATCAAAAATGTCGTGATTGATGATTTTCAATACATGAGCAGTTTTGAATTCTTTGACAAGGTAGATGAAAAAGGCTATGAGAAATTTACTAAGATTGGTGCTCATCTTGCACGTATCGCTCGTCTTCCAAAAGACTTGAGAGATAATCTTATGATTTTTATTCTCACGCATGCTGAAGAATCTACAGATATGGAAGGCAAACGTAAGTTTAAAGCTAAAACCATTGGTAGAATGGTTGACGAAAAACTTACTTTAGAAGGTTTGTTTTCTATAGTTTTATTTGGCAAAGTTAAAAAAAGCAAAGACGGCACTATTCGCTATGTGTTTGAAACTCAAACAAATGGTGAAAATACGTGTAAGTCACCAAGAGGAATGTTTGACGAAGTTGAAATTGAAAATAATTTGCAACTTGTTCGTGAAGCAATTATCAATTATGAAAATTAATTAGTATCTTTAATCTTTAAATTTTAATAACATGTTTAGTACAAAAGGACAAGAAATCAAAGGTGGTGGAGTTCAAAAATCACTTCAACCAGGCGTAGTTTATGCTCACATTTATGATGGTAAAGTGAAATCTTCAAAAAATGGTAAGAAAATGTTGGAACTTACATTGGAAGGACCAGAATTAGAAAACTTTGAAGGTTGGTCTGTTAACAAAGATGATCAAAATGGCGTCAAGTTTAAAGGACAATCTGCTAGAGTTACAGCTACAGTTTTTACAGAAGAGTTTAACAATAGCGATATTACTAAAAATGAAATTCTTAGTAAGCTTCTTATAATTGCCACTGAAGTGGGACTTAGAGATGAAGTGGATGATATTTCAACAGCGCATAATGTAAACAGTATTGAAGAATGGGTTGCTCACGCGATTGATATTTTGAGAGGAGAAAATGCCTACTTCTTCTTAAAAGGTACAGAAGAAGAATATAATGGTAAAACCATTGTAAAACTTTCTCTTCCTAAATACAAATTCTGTAGTAAAGATGAAAGCAGACTTGATAAATTTGATAAAACAAATCAATATCATTACAAAGCTCTTGTAAAAAGCCCAAGTCTTTCTGGATTTGAACCAGCTGCAGTTGATGATGATTTCACGGTTTAAAAGAGAAAAAACCAACATTCTCTTTGATTGCTCATACAAAAAGGGGAGTTTCTACTCCCCTTTTATTATTTAAATTGTGTTTATGTTTAAAACTAAACATTTAGTAGATGAAATAAGCAAGGTGCCCCACACTTGGATATTTGAACACTTTTGCAAATTAAAAGAACCTCTTACAGGTCAAGACTTAAAAATCAAATCTTTATTTAATACCACTGAACGTACACCAAGTATGTGCATTTATTATAATAAAGCATCTGGGTCATACCTGTATAAAGATTTCTCATCTGGTAAAGGTGGGGATGGTGTTAATTTAGTAAAAGAATTACGCTCTACATCATATCATAATGCATGTAGAATAATTGTTCAATCTTACAATGATTATATTCTCAACTCTAATTCAGGTTATAGCATTTCTCAATTCAAGCACTACGATAAGTATAAAGTGAAAAGCTATGATTTTAGAAGCTGGAATACGCAAGATCAATACTTTTGGACCCAGTTTAATATTGGTTCTAAACTATTAGAACAATACTGCGTTAAGCCATTAGAGAAGTATACAATGATTAAAGATGAAAATGAGTTGCATATAATGGGCAACTACATCTATGGTTATTTCAAAAAAGACGGTACATTATATAAAATTTATCAACCAAAAAACTTAGATAGGAAATTTATTAAAGTGAAAAGTTATGTTCAAGGAACAGAACAGTGCACTCCTAATAACAAACATCTTCTTATAACATCCAGTTTAAAAGATATAATGGCTATTGCTTCTTTTAAATTAAAGAACATTGATATAGTGGCACCTGATTCAGAAAACACTATGATTGATTCTTGTCACATGGAATGTTGGCAAAACGAGTATGAAAATGTTATAATACTGTATGATAACGATGAGGCTGGTATAAAGGCTATGAGAAAAAATAAAGAAAAATATCCTTTTTTAAAAGTAGCTTTGTTGCCAATGAGCAAAGATCCATCAGACAGTATTAAAGATTTTGGTGCTAGACTTGTCAAACAGAGATTGATACCTATTTTAGATAAAAAAATAAATAATGGCTAGAAAAACAAAAGTTAAAAAAAGCGCCACTCCTAAACCAAGAAATGCTGGTACAATGACAGAATCAGCTTTTTGGGGGTTTATTAGAAGCGCGCTTAGACAAAAGAGTAGATGGTGGAAACCAATCACTCAATGTAAACAAAAAGCACGCAGAGCTTATAAAGGACCTAACAAAAGACAGAAGTTTGAATATCAGTGTAGTCAATGTAAAGAGTGGCATGCTGAAAAAAACATCAATGTTGATCACATTATTCCTGCTGGAACATTAAAATGCGCTAATGATCTTCCAGGGTTTGTAGAAAGACTATTTTGTGAAGCTGATAATTTGCAAGTGTTATGCTCTAGTTGTCACGATGTTAAAACTAAAAATGAAAAAAATGGCATTTGAAGATTTATTTAATGAGCTTATAGAAGATGTCGTTGATGAAATAGATCGCGATATTGTACATAAAGAAGTAGAAGCTTTGGAAGAACTATTACGTTTTTGTCCAATAGAAAACTTAATTAACTATCTTCCAGAGGAAAAGCATGAACAATACAAAAAACTATTAAAATGGAAGTAAGTAAAATAGAAAAACATAAAGATCTGTTAGAGCAAGTTCATAAATTAAATGCTGAATTCCTTCATATTCAAGAAGAAAAGTTTAAAAACCTTTGTAACTTTTTAGAATATGAAGAAGCTTTAACAAAAGACAAAGAAACAGCAGCTAGAATTACTGAAGTATTAAAAGAAATACAATTATGGAAATAAATGAAAAAGATGTATTAGATTTTGATTTTTCTCAAGATGTTCTAACAACCATTGCAGATGAATCAGCAAAGATTTTAGAGAATGAATTTTATGATAAACATTTTCAGTTTTCTTACAGTAGTTTAAGTAAACTTATGTGGAATCCAGCTGTCTTTTATCATTTGTATGTTCTCAAAATGAAAGAAGAAAAGACAGAATCACATCTTGTCCAGGGTAAGATTATTCACGCATTATTGTTAGAAGAAAATAAATTTAATGACCAATTTATTATTAGCCCTAGTTCTCTTCCTACAGGCAATCTTAAATTAGTTGTTGATAAAGTTTTTGCACATCATCTTGAGCTACAACAAAATGGAGACGAAAGAGACAAGTTAGAACAATTTGATCAAGCAATATTAGATGTTCTTAAAGATATAAATTTACATCAATCTTTAAAAACTGATCAACAGCGTCTTGATAAGATTCTTACAGGTGATGCTGTTAATTATTGGGATTTTCTTAAAACAAAAGGAAACAAAACATTAATAGATCAGCAAGCATATAATTTTTGTAAATCAGCAGTTGATTTAATGAAAACTGATAAAGGACTTTGTGATTTAATTGGTTGTAATACAACTGAATTTGATAACAAAGAAGTGTTTAATGAGCTGGCTTTAAGTTGTGGAATAAACGATAAACCGTTTGGGCTTAAAGGTATTATAGATAACATTGTGGTGGATCATGGTAAAAAGATAATCTATATCAATGATATTAAAACCACTAGTAAAGATCTAAAAGACTTTTCAAGTAGTGTAGATTTTTATTCTTATTGGTTACAAGCTGCTATTTATATAACGCTTGTTGGAACCAGATTTTTTACTTATATTCATAATGAAGGGTATAAGGTGGAGTTTAGATTTATTGTTATAGATAAAATGTTCAATGTTTATCCTTTTCTAGTAACTGAACCCACTCTAACTCAATGGTTTAACAAGCTGGTAGATGTTTTAGAAAAAGCCAATTGGCACTATTCTCAAAAACAATACGACCTACCTTACGAATTTGCAATAGGGAAAGTCGTTTTATAAAAACTTATAAAAAGAAGATGGACAAACTGTATGGTAAATATTTCCAGAAGTCTCGTTCTTTTTTGTATCCTGTCTTAGGGATACCTAAAAAAACTGCAACACCGCCTTTAGGTACTTACGTATCTTTAGAAGGAATGTATCCTCCTGAAGAAATGAAATTAATTTGTACATACAAGAGAGAAGCAACACCAGAGTTTGAAAAGTTTGAAGAGCAAATGCTTCTTACAAACCCTTTGTTTCATGATTTACTAAGTGTAGAAGCTTATAACATCTACGTGTTTGACTATAAGTCATACGAGGCAGATTGGTTTAATTTTCTTTTAGGAAAGTATTCAAAACTATCCTCACCTGTAAAAAAGAGTATAAAGTTGTATTACGGGGAAAAATCATCAGAATATGAGTATATAAAGACATATCTTTATCCTTCTGATCATTTTGAAAAGTATGCAAAACTCTTAGATGTAGACATTGAGGTTCTACAAAAACTTGGGGAGCTATGTGATCCTTGTGATCTTGAAAAAGAAACCTTAAAAGTTTCTTTAGAAAATGTCAAATTATTAAAAAAACAGTTCTAAATTTGTAAAAAATTAGTATATGAATTCAATGTTATTAATTAGTTCACGTTGGGGAAACAAGAAAACATTTAAAATGATCCCAGCGTCTGCAGATTGTCCTTATAATGAAGTGATCTTTGACGCAGAACAAAAAGTATTAGCAGTCATCTCTAAAGAAAGAAAACAAAGCTTTCACATGATGCCTAAACTTAATGAGTTTGGAGATGTTGAAATGCTAAAGATTGGTAAACGTCAAAATGGAAAATCTTTTTCTGAAGAAAGAAAAGCTTTAGAAACATATTATGAATATTTCATTGAAGAAATGAATGAGATTGAATCATTTGTCAACATGTTTGCAATAAATGTAGATAATTTTGATTATAAATCTTTAATAACTGAACAAGAGATTCCTTTGAAAACCGAAAGTTCACCGTTAATTATTCAATAATTACAATCTTATTGAAAAAAAATTATAAGGGATGTTTTATACATCCCTTATTTTTTTATATTTGCATTAAAGGGGGAACAGCTTAACTGAACATTATAAAAATGATTACAAAGTCACACTGGGTAATGGACTATGAAACAATTATAAATTGTTTTGTAGCTGTTTTTATAGACTACAAAGATGATTCTGCAAGAAAAATATTTGTAGTGACTGATGACAAAAACGACTTTCCACAATTTGTAGATTTTTTAAATCAATGTAAGAGTAAAAAAGAGTGGCATATATCTATAAACGGTTTAAACTTTGATGCTCAAATCTCCCAATATATTCTAAACAATCAAAAAGACTTGTTAAAACAAGAGCCTGGAGTAATTGGTTGTATGATTTATCAGTTTGCTCAAAGCTTAATTGATAAAAGCAATAGAGGTGAATTCCTACCTTACTATCCATCTAAGCTTAGTATTAGACAGATTGATCTTTTTAAAATGAATCATTGGGATAATAAGGCTAAGATATGTGGTCTTAAGTGGGCGCAATATGCAATGGATTGGCACAATGTAGAAGAGATGCCTCATCCACATTTTAAACCTGTGACAGATGAGGATACATTAAAGTCTGTAGTTGAATATTGTATTAATGACGTTCTAAGCACTAAGAAAGTTTATGAACATTCTAAAGAACAAATAACTCTTAGACAAACCTTAAGCAAAGAGTATAAACTTGATCTTTACTCAGCGTCTGAACCTAGAATATCTAAAGAGTTGTTTTTGCATTTTCTAAGTGAAAAACTTGAATGGGAAAAATCTTATATTAAAACGCTACGCACTCCTCGTCATGTAATTTATTTGGGGCAATGTATTCTTCCTTATATTAAATTTAAAACACCTGAGTTTCAGAAAGTATTAGAATACTTTCAAACAAAGGTTATTACATCAACCAAGGATGGATTTAAGTATTCTTTAAATTACAAAGGCGTTAAAACAGATTATGGGTTAGGTGGTATTCATGGTGCCATTGGTTCTGGAGTTTATGAAGCTAAACCAGGATGGACAATAATGACGTCTGACGTTACTAGTTTCTATCCCAATCTAGCTATTAAGAATGGTTTTCACCCTGCTCAATTACCTCAAAAAGAATTTGGAGAGTTGTATGAGTGGTTCTTTGAAGAGAGAAAGAAGATTCCTAAAAGTGATCCTAAGAACTATGTTTACAAGATTATTCTTAACTCTACGTATGGTTTGACAGGTGATGAGAATAGTTTCCTGTATGATCCTCAAATGACTATGCAAATTACCATCAATGGTCAACTACAGTTGAGCATGCTTTATGAAATGCTTAGTCTAGCTATTCCTGAAGGTATTCCTCTTATGCAAAATACAGATGGTTTGGAAATGATGATTCCTACATCTATGATTCCTGTTTACATGAAAGTTTGTTACGAATGGCAACAACTAACCAAGCTTGAACTAGAACATGATGAATACAGCAAAATGGTTATTAGAGACGTTAATAACTATATTGCAATTCATAAAAATGGAAAAGTTAAGTGTAAAGGTGCATTTGAATGGGAAGACTTAGAGAAAAAGAAAGTGAGCGTGTTTCATAAAAACAAATCATTTCTTATCATTCCTAAAGCTATATATGCGTATTTTGTAAATGGTGTAAAACCTGAAAAGTTTTTGCAAGATAACCAAAATATCTATGATTATTGTGGTGCTGTAAAAGCAAAAGGTGGTTGGCATTTTGAAACTAGAAAACTTATCCATGATGTTCCTGAAAAATATAAAAAGATGACTTTAGAAGAAAAAAGAGAGTATCTTCAAAATAATGGATGGCAAATGTCATGGAGTGATGATAACTGGGTAAGATGTGATGCTTCTAATAAAGAAGCTAATACAGGATTAACCACTGAACAAGCTTTTAAGTATGCTGTAAAA